ATGCCAAGGTTTTGGTATCTTTTTGAACACCTCAGTCCTCACAAGTGTAACACCGAACCCTACAGCGGTCACTTGCTCAATCCCTGACTTTCCTCTGCTTTCGATCTTCGTCCAGACCTGTTTAACAGCCCCAGGATCGCTTTTGTCGATCTTTAGGTTCATTGCCGTTGGCATAATCGGTTCGCGCCTTGTAGTCGCATTTACGCCGATCAGCGGGACACTCCTTGCAAGCAATACTTCCACAGTATTTGCTGGAAACCGCATATCGCTGTCAATCCAGACGACAGCATCAGCACCCCATTCCAGAGCTTCATCTGCCAATTTCTCTCGTTGAGTAAAGATCAGCGTACCGGGCATCTGCAATAGCTGGATCTCGTTCTCTCCACGCTTTGCCTCATACGCACACAATCGGGCCAGATCAAAAGCAAACCCTGCCAGAACGGTGTCTCGGCAAGGTACACAGATTGCAATCTTCATTGACTCCCCCTAAACAGAACCAGGATACGTTCGCCACACTCTGTTGTCTGCGTCATTCAGCCATTGCTTGAATGCTCGCTCATCCTGAACCGCAAACCCTCGCATAATCTTCTTCTTGTTCAATTCATCAATAACCGTGAACGGCAATCTTGCGATATGCGTCATCACGTTGTCGATCTTGCGGGTCGCGTTATCAACTTGGATTTTGTTTGCTTCAATGATGTGCGTTACGTCCTGCTTTGTCTCAAGCACGACAACATCATCTAGTTTGTGCGCTATGGTATAGCGCCCCTCACCAACCGAAAATAGTTCTGACATATTATTGGAGGGAGGCAGGTTTCCCCACCTCCCTCGTTACTTACAGCGCGGGGTTCAGGTCAGCCACGATGCCGTGAGCAGCCTCGTTCCGCATCTCCAGCGTGAACTCAGCAATAAGCTGGGTTTTCTCGCTGTCGCCGGTACGAGCAAGCTCATTCGTCGCAAACGGTCGCAGATACGCAACCGCAGCGTACTCAGGATCAAGCAGCAGAGCGTCACGAGTCCGCATGAAACGATCCGGGGTCACAGACAGCGTACCGAAATCGCTCATGTAGACATCCGCAGCACCGATAATGGTCGTCGGCTGATCGCCGGGAGCCATGTAACGCTGCGCCGCGATACCCGCAAAGCTCGACACCTTCTGCTTCAGTCCGCTGTTAACAACCAGCAGCTTCGGGTTTCCGCCAGAAACAAAACACTCAGCAACAACCTCTTTCAGAAGCGTTTCGGTAAAGGTACGAGTAGCACCATCCGAACGGGTCGAAACACCAATTGTCGTGGGGTCAGTGCCAGACGTACCAGCGGAAGAGTTCGTTTTCAGATACGACAGAATCGCACCCAGTTTCCGAGCAGTCGAGGAGCTACCAGCAGTCTGCCCTTGGTTGGCAGTAATGATGGTTTCCATGTCGCGCTTTAGTTCCTGCGAAGCCTTCGACAACTGATATGCCTTCTCAGACTTCCGGCCAGCCTTGTTGACAGCCTCAAGGGTGTTAGAAATCTGGATCGTCTTTTGCACGATCTGGCAGTAGTTGCCCAGACGGGTCGTCGGGCTGATCGTGGTAGCAGATGCGTCAGCACCCTCAACTGCAGCGTTAGCAGTCGTCGCAGCAGCCAGCGAGTCAGTCTGCCACTCATGAAAAACAGCAGTCGCCTTGGTACGAGCCAGGGTAGACAGGATCGGGGTTTCGGTCGGGCTGATGTCGTAGATGACATCGATCAGATCTTCGCGCTGACCAATCGCGGTATGTGCGGTAAAAGTTGACATTTCAGTTATCCCAAAAAGCGTTCAAAAATAGCCGCAGCATCTTTGGTTTTACCAGTCTGCCGCAGCACCTTTCGCTGTGCCTGATATTGCTTTTGCTCCGGTGGCGCACTCGTCGCCGTACCGGGCCTAAGCATCCTTGGAGCTTCCGTAACCCGTTTGGTTACCTCCGGCCTGCCCTTGACCAGTTTGTCGTACTGAGCAGCCTTCCAAAGCGTCAGAACAGCCCTGCTATCGTAAACCTGCGCTAGATCCTCATCCGTGAAACCAACCTGTTTCGCATAGCTCCGAATTTCATTGCGAACGGCTGTCCCTTTCTCTGGATCGGCGAACTCCGGTATCGATTGAGCCAGCTTCTGCTGCTCTTCAGTCACCACCTGCTGCAATCTCTGCTGATGCTCCGTTTGTTGCGCTAACGCAAGACGTTGCCTCTCAGCCTGAATCGCATACAACTGCTGCTGACGCTGCTGCTGCTCCGCGACCTTCACCGCATAACCAATCGGATCAGATTCCTTCAGCGCATTCAAATCCTCTTGCGGTTCCTGATGGCTCAACACCTGCTCGATCATCTGCAAGCGTTGAGCATACTGGTCACGCAAGGTTTTCGCTTGCTCTACAGCAGCCTTCTCAGCCTCTACAGCCTTTCGCTGTTCTGCAAGCGTCTGGGTCTTCTGAGTGTAGTCCCGGCCTTGCTGATAGCCTTTGATCAAGTCATCGAGCGTTACTTCAACATCCTCACCTGCCGCTTTAATACGGTAGCGCGGAGTTTCCTGCTCTACTTCCTGTTCTTCGGTATCAGGTTGCTCGACATATTCCTGTTTGGTTTCAGGAGTCGGCTGTTCGCCTTCCTCGCCACCCAACATTCCCATGATCGCAGCAGCACCAGTATTTACATCCAGCGGTACACTTCCATTCGGATTGGTGTCCATTCAAACCCCTAAAGTATCTTCCATCGTTTAGACCTAATCTCAGTCGTTTCTGCTATCGCTTGGAAATGACTATAGATTTGATCTATTGCACGAATCATTTTATACGCTGATTCGCGTTTGTCAATTTCATCATCCGAGGATGACGTTATGACATCCAAATGCATCTGTCGTAGATACTGCAACTCTTCTCTGAATGCATCATCCCGCAGCAGATTTGCAGCGCGCTCAGGTGTCATCCTCATCCGGGAATCTCAACGTTTCTGCTGATTCCAGCACCAATCTTGGCTGCTTTCAACTGAGCCTCAACTTGGAATTCTGCCTGCTTCAACTCCAAATCTGCCGCCGCTTTTTCCCTTGCAAGCTGAATATCCGCTTGAGCCTTCATCCTCTGCGTCTCAATCGCAGCCATTGCTTTCTGCTGCTCAATCTGGATCTGCGCCTGTGCTTGAGCCATCATCGCATCGAGAGCAGGATTCTGTTGCGGTTGCTGCGGAGGAGGATTGGACAGAGCCTGATCTTGCTCTGGAGTGATGTCCTTGAAGAACTCGCTGGAGTCCTTGAACCCTGCCGCCTCGATAAACCTTCCAAGCGTCATCCGATACTGACCAAGAGACACCAACGGGTTAGCAGGGCCAAGCGTCTGAAGGATTTGTTCCTGCTTTGCCAGCACCATCTGGAGCATAGTCATCTGTTCTGACTTCGTGCCAGTACCCAACCCAACAGAGATGCTGACATCGTACTGATTCGACCACTCTCGCGGGTCCATCTCAATAAACTTGCCACGCATCCGAATGATGGTTGGCTTGTCCTGGTACTTGCAAACAAGCTGAAGAATGCCCTTGAACAGGCTTTTAACACCAGTCTCAGCAAAGATACGAGCGATCAGTTCCAGTTTGCCCTGCTGTGCGCTTGTAACGGCTGCTACAGCCGCTGCTGTGACATTGGCTAGTACGTTAGGATCAATCCCCTGCTGCGCGTCTGACACGCCCGTGCGCTTCTGCTGAATCTGATCAAAGTATTCCAACATCGGGAATGCTTGAGCAGCAACAGGAGTAACTGCCAGCGGCACAACAGCAGTGGGGTTCTTCAGCCTGACGACACCACCAGGAGTGACGTTCAGCAAGTCATCCAGATTGACCTGACCCTCTACAGCACCGACCCTTGCGTTGTTTGTGAGATACAGGTTATCCAGCATTTGCCGCACGATTGTGGACTTAATTAGCTGAATGTCCATCGTTCGATCAGCAAGTGACTGACCAAAGAACTTGTGCGGGATCGGGATCGGGCAGATAACGTGGAACGGACAGTAATCAGTCTGCTCGTTGCTCAGGATCTGGTTGTTCGTGTAAACAATCCTGCGGAACTCTGCAATGCCATCCTCGTCAAAATCAACGTAGATATAGCACTCAAACACCTCGATCTCTTGCATAGCAGGATCAAGGCTATTCTGCTCAAACGGCTCTTCACCAGGACTATATCGTGCGATCTTTTCCTCGGTAAAGTCCAGACTGTTGTAGACAGGGAGGTTGTCCACAATCTCAGGATCGAATCCCATTTGGATCAGTTCAGTTCTCGGAACCAATGTGCGATGCGCCATGAACGGAGCATCCTGCATCGTCTTAGCTCGCTTGGAGACGATCAACTCTTCCGGTGGGACATTCTCAATGACGATGTTGCCGTGCTTGTTGGACTTCCGAACAACAACATTGAAGAACTGGATCGCCATCACCTGACCATCCGGTCCTTGCATCTCCTGCTGCACAACTTCCTGAGCAACAATCTGCCTAGACTGGTCAGACATCAGCAGGACAAGCTCAGTCTCCGAGAGGTTCTGATACACCTCCTCGATAACGTCGATCTTCTCGTCCCAGTAACACTTCACCGTTCCGGTCTTTTGGAGTAGCGCATCCTTAAACCAGTGGTGAAGGATCTGAAAACCTGGGTTCTGCTTGTAAAACACCCAGTTCGCATACTCCGTAGCTTGCTTCGCTCCGTCCTCGTCACCTGGGCCTGTAGGCTCAAATCGAACGATGTCGTCTGATGCGGTGAATACTCGGATCAACTGAGGCAGAGCACCATCGACAGCCTCTGCAACCTCACCCGTGACAATCTGACTGCGTCCCTCTACCTCGTTCCCATACGGGTTCCGCAGGTAGTAATCCATTGAGAGTGCGCGCTCTTCTGTCGTCTCTGTGTCGAGATAACCGATTGCATCATCAATCTCAGCAGACAGAATTGCTTTCAGTCGGCCTTCGTCCATTTCTCTGCTCGCTTTGTGTAAGGTCGTTTCTCAGGCTGTAATTCCTTGACCTGAACCTCTAAACGCTCAATCCGATCAGTTAATTCCTTGACGATCCGATCAAACATTCTGCGGTCAACAATGTGACCCTGCGGAATAATCATTAAAACCTACCACGCAATTGCATATTAAGCATTTGCATATCATTTATTCTGCCACCACCTAATCCAATTGCCATATTGTCAGATATTTGCTTTACATACTGAGCTTCCAAAGCTCTAATCAGATTTCCAAATTCATCTTGAGTCATTGATGCTTGCGCTCTAAATGGAACATTTTCAGATTTATACGAAATAGATGCTTTTTTGTTTTTTTCACCAATCTCACCTGATAAACCAAGCAACCCACCCAATGCTTTTAATTGATTTTCATACGAAATTCGCGCACCTTTGCCTTCTGGATCGTTTCCGTATGAAAAACCAACAGAACCATTGCCCAAATCTAGAGACCTTATAAACCTTGCAAACTGCGGGTTCATTGCTCTCATCTCAGGGCTAACATCAGCCTCAACTGGAATTGCAGGGTTGCCGTAAAATCTAAACCCATCACCTGAAAATCCAATGTTTGGCTGAATACGCAATTGAGACAGCAAACTTTTCAATTCATCTTCAGACATTACACCACCCATCGCGTATTGTTTTTCAGAGGCTTACCCCAATCATCATTGGACATCATATCAAGACTTTGAGCAAGATACCTCCAAGCATCTGCTGCGTGGCTATGCTCATCGTGCAATGGTGCTCCGGGTTCGTTCGTCACCTGATTGACTGCTCTACGGTATCGCTTCAAGTGATTGACCAGATCCATGCATCGTTCAGCGTCGAAATAAGCCCTCGGAAAGACTTGCCTTGCCAACCTGATACCTTCCTCCGGGTTACCCCTTGCAAGCACCTCTACAGACCTTCCAAGGCTTTGCAGCATCTCCTGTGTGGATTTGCCTGACTTGAAGTCTCTGTGCGCTCCATCGTGCGGAATGAAGTCTGTACCCCAATTCCACTTCCGTTCCTGTAGCTGCATGACATACGAGTCAATCGTCCTGTGGCTGTCCTCGATGTAATCAACCACCCTGATCTCTGAAGCAACCTTCTGAACGCAGATGATCGACATACTGTCGTTCCATCCCAAGTCCCAGACTGTATGAACCTTCAGCAGAGGATCAACAGGCACAGCACGAATGCGACCCTCTCGCTGTATGGTTTCCATCTCACTTGCATAGATAGCACCCTCAACAGCAGGACGACACCGACCCTCCCAGGTTGTCAGATACCCCGTCGGATCTCTGTCTAGCCAGTCTCTGCGCTCTTTGTCGAGTTCAATAGGGAACCAAGGGTTATCAGACCAGTTAATCTCACAGACCCAACTTTCAGCAGGTGGATGCGTGACAAACCTTGTGAACGTCTCATCCGTATCCAGTTCAGGGTTGAAGCTGACCCAGATCTCTGAACCGGGCTTGCGGATGGTCGGAATGAGAATATCCCAAGACCTTTTTGTCACGACCTGGGCCTCTTCCACCCAGCAGACATCAGTGCCTTCGTAAGACTTCAGGTTTGCAACACCCTGCTGTCTGATACCCGCGAAAGTGAACTCTGTGCCGTTCCTGCCGAGGATCTTGGTCTCTTGAACTTCGTAAAACTCATGCAGGTTCAACAGGTCGATCTGATCCTTCAGCAGCCTATGGACAGACTCTTGGATGCTCTTCTGAGTCTCCCTGGCGCACAGAACCCTGATCGGCTTGGATGCACCTATCGCCACCAGCGCACGAGCAGCAGACCATGACTTGCCTGAGCCTCGTCCACCGTGAAGGATCTTGTATCGCTTCGGTTGGAAGAGTGGCAGAAGCTTACTCGGAATCTCGACTCTGGTTCGCAATTCCGACGATCTCCAGAACAGTCTGAGTTTGGATCGGGCCACCGTTGTTGCCAGTCACTTGCAGCGGTAGCAACTTGGGATAAATCTGCGCCCAGAATACTTTCTCGTTCTGCGGATCTTCCTTTGCCCACTCCACAAGCCTTTCAGCACCGCCCAGACCTTCTGCTGCGTAGCTGATCGCTTCCTTTGCTTGCATGGTCATCTTGTTGGGTGTGCCTTTAGGCCTACCCCTGCCCATGTTTGTGAGATTTTCTTTCTGTACTTTGCTGACCATTACCGACTCCAATCGGGTCATCGGTTGATACTATCTACACCGTTTGTTGATAAACTCTATTACGCTCTGATCTTTCTCCTGACTCTCAGTCGGAGCAAACAATGCTCTCGTCCTGTTGTCAGTCACTCCGGGTTCGCACAAATAGTAAACAGCGATACTGTTTCGTGTTACCCCAGGTGGACATTTTATCGCATCCGGCAGTCCATGCCAACTTCCACGGGTGTCGAATATCACCGCCCGGTTGAAGAGTGGGTCAATGGTCTTAACAAGAGTCTTGCTGTCCTTGTACAGACCCAACCCACCACCCCATTCCGGTTGCCAATCAGGAGTAAGGTAGACGATAAGGTTAAGACGACGCTGAAGACGTAGCTTCGGATGGATGTTGTAATCGAGGTGAACATTGAGTTTGCCTCCTCTGCCATGTTGATGCAGTCCACCACCATGCAAACCTAAGTCTGGAGTCAGTTCGCAGTCAACGTATCGCTCTAGGAAATCCGCGAAGTGCTGACTTAGAAGATGATGGAACGTCTCGTATAACGCAGGGCCAAACTTGTGCCAGTCATTGCAAGTCTGCTTGATCTCTAGCGGATTGTCGTAGCGAAACCAGCATGGATCATCCTGTGCTGGAAACTCTGCTGCAATGTCGTCTGGTCTGGTGAAGAAGTCATCTATCACGCAATGCCAGAACGGATTGTGATCTGCTACCACTTAACCTT